CGGCTATTATACTCCTCTTCGTTTCTATCGAGTTCATACTTTATAACAATATCATTTGATTTCATACAATACATAATCTGGTCGTCTATAACAAATTCCCATTCGCTACCAGGTATAAACCCTATTATGTCTCCTGGATTAATTCCAGCGCTCTTTAATGAGCTATTACCTATTTTTAGTATACCAATAAGATCAGCTGTTTTTTGGCTGCTTAAAATGTCTTTATTTTTGACAGGAGCAACAAAGCATCTATCCCCAAATGATTTCCAAGTATTGCTTTTCTTGTATAAATATATTTGGTCAATACTGCAAAAAAACAAACCATCTTTTAAAAATGATCTGCTGTTCTTTTTAATACCTTTCATGTCGTAAAACACTCTAAATACATTGTGGTGGATTACAATTAAATCACCTTTTTTTATAGAGGTTGCAAACGCAGCGGGTGTTTCAACTACTTCTGCAACATTGTTGACATGTTTAAAACTTTCTATGGAGCTGTTTGTTACCAAGGTACGCTCACCAACCTTTACTTCATTATCATATCTTTTACCGACTGGCTTTACGATAAAATCATATATACTTCGCATTAATACTCTAAGTCATACTCAACGGATATTGCCATGTTAGAATTAAACTTCTTCCATGGCATTATCTCGTCTTGCTTTTTTATAAATATATTATAAGAATTGTCAGACTCTTCAAATATTATATGAGAAATTTCGTGACCGCCGTAAACTGTCTGTTTAACAGAGTAATGCATTGCTTCGTTTTTATAGTCAGCCCCGATACTAATTTTTCTTATAACACTTTCCATAACTTACTCTTTTATTTCTTCGTAAGTTCCGTCAGTAAGGTTAATATTAATAGCACCGTAGGTAGCTTCAATATCTTTTTTAACCTGATCCATATCTTTTTCAAGCATATTGACTTGGTAGATAGCTTTAGCCTTCTGTACTTCTAATACCCCAATGTTAGCTAAATATGATTGCAGCTCTGTTTGCAGCTCTGTAACTTTTTTTAACTCGTCTTTAGTGATTGCTTTTGGAGTTGTCTCCATCTTTTTTACTTTACTCATTTTGATTTAATTTAATTTAATTATTAATTATTATGCTTTTGGCTTTACTTTTGAAGCGGCCGAAGCCTCTGCCGGCGCAAAACGAGCTTTAGCCTGGTCTATAGAAGCAGCTTTCATTTTGTCGTTTAGTTCTGATTCGTACTTTGGGACCTCTTTGATTGGATCAAATTTACCAGGAGGTCTTACAATAACAGCCCCATCATCTATAGGCTTAGAAGGTCCTGCCTTAAGTTGCGACATTACATACTTATCTAACTGTTCTTGGTTCTTAAACTCTCCTTCGCTTATAGCCTCATTCACCGCTTCATAAAACTGTTCTTTTTCTTTGAATGATCCAAACCTATATTCTTTAGGTAGATTTATTGTAAGCTTAGCCGGTGGGTTTTTTATTGGAGCTTCTTTTATTGGAGCCTCTGCCTTTGCTTTTACTTTACTACGGATGCTTTTGCTGGAAATAGATTTATCTGAAACCTTCATTCGCTTTTCTTCTTTCACTTCTTTTTCAAACCTAGGTTCACATGGTGGTTGTCCTGGTCCCCCGCAAGCACCAAGGCCTGCTATTCTGCTTTGTGCGGGATTGCCTTTAATCCCTGGTGTCATTTTAAATGCCATAATTATTTTTTTTATTTGTTGTATTTCTATTTGTTATATTTTTTATTGTTGGCTACGATGTA